ACAGCGAGGAAATTAAATGTTTCTCGCCCGGATTTTTCCGTTTTATCAAAGCCGCTCTTAACGTCCGTCTTTAAGTCGTCAAAACACTCTTTTATAAAGGATATCTCCCCTTTTACATTTTGTAAAACTCCACTATGGACGTGACTCCGGTCTCTCAAGGTTTTAATTTCCTCGCTGTTATTCTTGGCTATTATCTCTTGCCGCGCCATTCTTTCCACTATATCGTCACTCATCATCCTAGCTCCCAGTAGGAGGCCAACTTAAGACCTTCTAGTGTAGTGTATCTACTTCTTTATCCAATGCTTAACCCACGTCAACTTAATGGGTTTTACATACTTTACTGAGTTTGCCATGTTTTTACCAAAATTTAATTACTGCGTTATAGTTTAGCGTTTTTATTATCTTATTGCAAACTTAGGTCCGTTATCTTTGTTTTGGATCGACTGGTATCTTCGACCATTTCGTATTTTGGGTTTTCAGGGGTGGAGTCCTTTGTTTCTACGTGCTTATAATACGTAACCTCTTTACTAATTGGGTCGTATTTTTTTGTTCCGGGTTTTAGCTTAATTAAAGTTTCAAATTGTCTAGCAAAAATAGGTGGCGTCAGGCCTTTTACTCTTGCAAATATTGTGCCGTCAGTTTTGTACTGGTATCTATCCTTCATAACTTACGCCCCTCCTTCTATTACCTCATACCCAGCTGTTATCTCATCTCCAGAAGCGGAGCCTGCCCCACGTGTAACCCTTATTGTAGTAGCGTTTATTAGCGATATGTCAAGGCACTGTCTCTCTTGTATCAGTGCAGAAGTTCTTGGGCCTTGTGAACCTAGAGAGTGAACAAAGGCTTTAGTTGTATCAACAGACGTGATTGTTGCATCTTTCGACGTGTCAGTCGTTGCTAAAGAGATACTTCCGCGCTGAATGCTGTTAGTTTCATCAGCTGCAAACTCAACCACCGTTCCTGTCTTACTGGTAACCCAAGCGCTGTTCTGTCGTGTTGCCGTTACTGTTGTTGCGTTTGTTAGTTCCATTTCTGTACCCACAACAGCCAAGATCCAGTTAGCCTCAAACGAGGCTTCGCCCCCTGGAAATATCATGCTCCGTGACGTATCAACGCTGGTTATTGTTGCGGTGTCGCTTAAGTCTGGATTGTTGACTGTTATAGACACCTCTTGAATACTATCCGTAACTCCTGATGCAAATTCTAGCACCACAAATCCGGCCACCATTTCGTCAACGGTTGATATCCTTGTGGCCGTTACTGTTGTGGCGTCGGTGAGTGCTAGTTCGGCAGACCCACTAGTCATTCTATTGCTGCCTGTTCTATCGCAAGTTGATCCATTCCAAAGGACAACGGACCTAGATGTATCGACAGACGTTATGGACGCAGTATTGCTGGTGTTGGTGTCTGTTATTGTAACGGTTCCTTTTTGAAGGCTGTCAAGCTTCCCATCGACGAACTGCACCACTGTAGCTAGCACTGTAAAGTCATGGGTGCTGACAGTTGCGTGTCTGTAAACCGTTACTTCAGTTGCGCTTGTTAACTCAAATCTAACACAAAGATGATCTGGGGCGTCGTTCGATGTATTGGTGGTTGTTAAAGCGCTTTGCCATCCATAAGAGTTAAATACGGCGCTTCTTGTCGTATCCACACTAGATATGGTTGCTGTTGCACTAGTGCTAAGGTTATCCATGTAAATAGTGAACTCTTCGACGGACTCAATAAGTCCGCTGGGAACAACAGGGGGAGCCTCTCCCGGCTTGTCTATCCAAGTTTCGTCCCAATCGCCTGTCCAGTTTTTGTTAGATCCAGCAGAAAAGGGCATAAGCTCTTAACTCCTTTAGACTAAGCCAACAAACGTAGCCGCGCCAGACGCCCCAACCTTTTTTAGCTTAATTCTTGTAAATGGCCCCTGAATAACGCAGCTGTTGGTGCCAGCGTCCGCGCTCGTCCATATTGTGGCCGTTGCTGTTACGACGGTCTGATTTCCATCGTTATCTTCAAATACAGTTTCTAGCAACACCTTAATTATATCATCCACATCGGCCCTCGTTCCAGATACGGAGCGTAATGTAGCATTATCGAGCCTAACATCAATATTATAGGCCGGAGAGTCGCCAGCTGTAGTTTGCGCGTTAAAAAATCTAAATGGTCTTAGTACAGGATTTGTCATGATTAACCCTTAACTCCGCCAACAATGTTAACTTGTACGTTGATGTCCGCTAAGTCAGCAGCAGAGCCAGCAACAGAAGCGGTAACCTTAACGCTAATAGTTTTTGCACTAACAGCGCTCTCGGTCAGTGTGGCTGCGTAAACGCCAACAGCTGAAACTGCGTTAATTGTGCCGTATAAATTATCAGTTGATCCGTCACCAATAACAATTTTAGCGCCCTGGGCAATTCCACTTACTTTTGTTGTAACAAAACCGTTAGCGGTGTCTAAGTAAGAATTGTCAGGCAACGTAATTGTTACGTCTTTTCCGCCCGCGCTAACATCAACTGGTTTTACAAAAGGCACACCGGTAATGGTGTTAGTAGATGCGATTCCTGTATCTGGGCCGCCTTGTCTTAGTGGGGCTTGAAATGTGGTGCCTTGAGACATAGTTTTTAATCCTTTTAAATTTAACCTAACTTTAATTGTACCAAAATAATTTAACCTGTCAAAAAGGGGGTAGCCTATAAGGCCACCCCCCTGACGGAAGCAACTACTTCCTACCTAGTTATGCGCCAGGCGAGCCGTATACAGCGCGCCAGTCGTCAAATCCAACGCTGAAACGAGTAGACGTTTTGATCTTCAAGTTATCAGTGTTGAAATCGTTATCGCGCTCAATTTGAGCGGCGCGACGACGGAAGAACTTCAACTTACTTGGGTTGTTAGTAATTAAGAACCAAGCATCTTGATCAGTTAAGAAGTTTGTGATAACTGGGCGGATGTTCATATTGGAAACAATGTTAACATCGTTGTTAGCCGAGTTAGTTTCGTATTGCGTCTCAAGAATCTTACGACCTGTAAAGATCAGTGACCTAGGTAACACAAGCTTTTCAACTTCTGTGTTTAACCTTAAGCCCTGCTCGTCACGGAAATCCTTAACATCAATAATACCTTGCTCCAAAGAAGTTTGGGTAAGGTCTGAGGCGGTGGAAGGCCTGTTTGTGCCAGTTCCGCCTGTTCCAACTAGAGGATGCGCGGTGTTAACAAGAGAAACGCCATCGGGTCCAGCAGTTGAAAACGCGTTGTTAAGAATGTTGGTAGCAACAATCTCTTCAGTTTGACGCATAGATTCAGATAGCAACTTAGGAATCTTGTTGATTTGATTGTACAAATCATCCTCAACCATTTCACGAGTAACTACACCGCCAATAGAATAGGTAAGGTGCAAGTACTCTTGTTGATATCCTTGGAACATCTGCGAGAAAACAGCTTCTTGACCCTGCTCTTTAACAGCAGCAAGTGGGAAGCCCGTGATATTTTGTACTTTCTCGAATGCTTTGTCACTCTCTTGTACTTCCATAAATTCAGGATATACAGAGGGGTGACCGTTATAGCTCGTGCCCCAAATCTCTTTGATGCCAGGCCATAAAAGTTCAGCAAAATTGCCAGTAGTATGTACGGTAGCCATGTTATATTACTCCTTATATTCCAGCTTTGTTTGATCCAAAAGCGGCAGAGTTGATTTTTACTTCAACAACACCTTTACCATCGCTATCACCATACTCCGTTGCGTAGCCGTTTACCAAATCAGTTGGCGCAAGACCAACAATTTGAAAATGACCATCGGCAGAGGTGGTTGTAGCTTTAGCTAGCGAGTAACCACTCTTTCCTGCTGCGCTGGTTGGTGTTCCGGCGCTTACGAAAGCGTTAGCACCAATCAAGGCGGCCGAGGCCGTAACATCGATTGAGGCTAAGTAGGTTTTATAAGGATCTGTGTTAACGGATACATAACCCTCTTGAGAGGCCTTTAAGAAAAGACCGTCATCTGGGGCTTGAAAAGTTAGTGGGGCAGGTTCGCCAGCAGTGTTCTTTTTAAACACACCCTGAACAATTCCGAAGATGTTCGTAGAGGCGGCGGAAGCTGTGTCAACTTTACCAGTTGTTTTAAGCACTACAGGATCACCAATAAAATACTCAGTGCCAGCAGATGCAGTAACTTCTTTAGTAACTAGTACGTCACAACCACCATTCAAAGAACGAGCGCCAACAAAACCGGCAACTTGTTGTAATGTAGCAACCATTTGTTTAACTCCTATTCAATTTCAATTCTAGTTTGTATATTTGAAGCCTGAGAGATAGCCGCGTTCTGTGGGTTATCTTCCGGCCTTAGTTTTGCTCTTGTCTGCTTTTCTGTCTCTTCCCGATAATATTCACGCCTCGCTTCGGCTACTTCTTCGGGTAAGAGCATACAAATGAGTTCGTTATGCTCAATTGTAGAATGCTTTTCATCGGTAGGGCTGTCGTTTAGTTTTTTATAGTAGTCGCCCATATCAACATCCATTTTGTGGTCAATACGATTGGCTACTTCCCAACCTTCCTGCAAACACTTGCGCACATTTTCGGGGCTATTCTCCTTCCATGCTGCAACAAAGCCATCTGGCGCATTTACTTCTGGCAATCGACGTGCTGGTCTAAAGTTAACCGGCTGCCCTTTCTTTTTACTTTTCGTCTTTGGTCCTGCGACCTTCTTCTCTTCGGCTACTTTCTTTAACTTCTTTTCAACCTGAAGCTGTTCGGTTATTTCCTTCTCAGCTTGCTTTTCCTTATCTTCTATCTTAAACATTTTTTCGCTCCTTGCAAATTTTAGCTACTTAATAGCTGCTTTTGTTTGGCATAAGCCTCGTTTGTTAAACCCATTTTGCGCGCAACTGCCGCCTCCTCGCTAGTCAATTTAACGATATTTCTTGACGAAATGCTGCCGTTATCACTTAAGACGGCAGGCTGTGCATTCCTGTCGCGCTTTGGGCCGTTCATGCGTTCATCAAGCACCCTCATGACAGAGGCAACGTCGGCCGATTTTCCGGCAGCTGCTAGCTCTTGTGGGATTGAGTGAAACATACCTACGGCCTTTTCGTTGTCTGGGTGCCAGTCCATAAGCCAAGGACGAACTTGATTGCCACTACTGTCTTTTTCTTCAGAAAGCGACGCAATGTAGTTCATGTCACGAAGCGTTTGTTGATCAACCTGCGGCTGTTGCGCTTGTTGATTTTCAGGCTCCTTTGGTTGCATTCTTTCACCAACCCTTCTTTCAAGCCTTAAGCTTAACAGCTTGTCCTCGATGTCATAAGCGAGGTCGTTTCCCCCCCTGATCGTGACTGGGAAAC